TTACTAGAAATAAAAACAGGTTGGGTTTCATTATTAGAAGCTTTACTTATAACAGTATATGTAGCATACTTTGGTAGCAGAGGTGCTGAAAAAATTACAAAAATAAAAAATTAAAAAATGAGTGTAATAGGAACAACACTAAAAGAACCTAGAGTATTTGCACACGATGCTGTAAGATTATGTGATTTACCAGGTTGTACTTGGCGAGGATCGAAAGGAGTACAACTAATTCAAGCAGGTACAGGATTTGTTAATGGAGATACTTACTCTACTTGGCTTTCTACTCCAATTACGACTAGCAACGCTGGTAATGGGCTTGAAATAACAGTAAATGCCACTGATCCAGGCGGAGAAATAACAGAATTTCAGATAGGTATATGTGGATATGGAAATGCCTACAACGTAGGAGATTTGCTTACAATTAATTCTCCAACTGCAGGAGGTGAACCTGCTATTTTAGAAATAGAAGAGTTAATATGGACTCCTTGGGACTATGGATGTCCTTTTACTAGTTTTTATACGGCATTGCAAGGTATTAAAGTAAATGATGTAGAAGATCCACGATTTGGTCAATCTTTATATGGACGTGTTACTTGCGAAATTGAAGAAATACCTGAAGAAGGATTACCTAATTTAGGAGATCCTAATATCAATGGTCCATCTTCACTTGGTCCTATTAACACTATGCAGGCTTTTATGCAAAAAACTAAATATGTATATTCATGTGAATGTGAGTTTGAAAAAGAGCCAGAAGCCTGTAGTTGTACATATGAAACACCTGGGCCTGGCGCTGCTATATATGTTGGTTATCCATTAGCTAAATTAGAATTAATGATGGAAAGTGGCAAAAAAGCTCTTTATCGTAATGTGCCTGCTGGAACATTTATGCCTGTAAGTGCATTAACAGTATGCGACGCACAAGCAGAAGAAGGAGAAGGAGCACCAGGTAAAGATGAACTTAAAAATTACATTTTAGCTTTGTTCTAATGATAATAGGAATAGGAACTAAATTAGTAGATATACGAAAGCCAAAGGGGCCTTCAGGCACACCTCCACCACCTCAAACTTTTAATATAGAACTAGAAAATGGAAGTGGGGTAATGCAACTAGAAACTGCATCTAATCCATTTACAGACCTAATGCTGTTAGAGTCAGCACCTTAAAAAATATATAAATGGCAAATTCAAAATTTTCAGGCGTAGGTTTTGCGTCTGGTACAAACGCAAATAACAATTCTGTTTTAGTGGGATATGAATCAGGACAAAACCGAAGATGGACATTAGCTGAGCTAGCAGCTGGTCTTCCAACTTCAAGCGCAACATTACAGCAAGTAATGACTGCTGGTTCAGTAAGTAGTCTTACCGCAACAACAACAACAATAAAAGTTGAATCTCTAAGTGGTAACTATAGTCAATTAACGTTTAGTGGATCGGCACCTGGAGAGAGTGCTACAATGCAAACCGAACTAGCTACTGGTGGCGGATCATCTCTTCGCACAGGCTTTAGTGGAACGAGTATGTCATGGAGCACACAGGGTGTTGGTGTTAGAAATATAGAAGTCGGCCCTTCTAATTTTCAAATCAGAGATGACGTGGCTACTAAAGGTATAGTATACCACTCTGATTACTCTGCTAACTTTACCGCAAGATCTTTAGTTGACAAAGATTATGTAGACAACGCTTTATCAACGCCAGATATTCAAACTGTTGTTAATGCAGGCGGTAACTCAGTTATAAATGATCAAGGTGGAAATCGTTCTTTTATAGATTTTAGAGAAGGAAATACAACTGCACAATTTAATGTTGGTAAAGATCCAGGAGGTGTTTTTGGTATAAAAATTGGACAAGGTAATTTTACCGTACAAGGTGCTGTGTTTGGAGCTATTTATCTACAACCAGGAGTTAACGGACAAAGACGACTTGCGTTAATTGACACAACTTCAGGTAATGCTATGACAGAGCTTACAAGCCAAATGGATATTAAATTTAGTTCTACTAGTGCCCTTAAATGTGGTGGAACATCTTCACCTGGTACATCAGGACAAGTGCTTAAATCAACTAGCACTAGTGTAGAATGGATTGGATCTCAGCAAAAGATTTAGATTTTTCAGGTTTACCAACATCACAACCTGCAACTTCCGGTTTACTCTGGAACGACGGTGGTACAGTTAAAGTAGCACCTTAATTAAAAACAAACAATTAAATAAAATAAAATGAATAAAATAAGTGAAGAACATTTAAAAACAATTCAAGACCAACAAACAAAACTAAATCAAATATTAAATCAAGTAGGTTATTTAGAAGCTCAAAAACATGGTTTATTACATGAGTTTGGTCAAGTTAATAAAGAAGTAGAAGATTTTAAATCTGTATTAGAAGCAGAGTATGGTGAGGTTAATATTAATGTTGAAACAGGAGAATATACTGCTATTGAAAAAGAAAATTTAAAAGTAGTTGAGGAGGAAAAAGCTAATGTCTAATAAAATTAGAAAAATTAGTATAGGATCAGATTATAAAAACGATGCAATGCATTACTCCGTAGGCCAAGAGGTTTACGGAGGTCATATTATATCTGATATACTTTTTGAGCAAGATAATGGAGAGTATCTTGTTTATATTCAAAAAAACAAAGAAACTTTACCTTGGAAAAAATTTAATTCCAATATGGCTATTGCTGTTGAATTTGATTTACATTATAGTGAATAGTATATACGACTACATTATAAAACCTATTGGTGAACGTTATAATAATGAAATTAAAATAAATAATAAATCTCTTATTTTAAATACTAAAATAGAAACATTTAAAATGGTAAATAAAAAAGCTGAGGTAGTGTCTACTCCTAAAGCTTATGATTTACCTATAAAAAAGGGAGACATTGTTTATGTTCATCATAATGTATTTAGAAAGTTTTACAATATGAAAGGTAAGCAACAAAATAGCAGATCATATTATAAAAATGATTTATATTTTTGTGCACCTGATCAAATATACCTATATGACAATGGTGATAAAAAAGCATTTTTAAACAGATGCTTTATAAAACCTTTAATTGACACTGATGGTCAAATAAAAAAAAATATAGGAATATTAAAGTATGGTAATAAAGAATTAGAAAAACTAAATGTTTATGAAGGTGATCTAGTTAGTTTTCCTGATTTACGAGAGTGGGAGTTTGTAATAGATAAAGAATTATTATATTGTATGAAATCAAAAGATATTTTATTAAAGCATGAACACGAAGGAAACGAAAAAGAATATAATCCAAGCTGGGCAATTAGCAGTGAAGGAGTTGATCAAAGTAGCGAAGGAGCCGATTGTAGATACGGGCGAGGATGTGACTGCGGACCGACTAAAGAACGCAGCTGCTACTAAAAAATTAGCAATATTTGATGCGTTTGAAATACTACAACGTATAGAGCAGGAAGAAGATTTATTAAATGAAAAACCTAAACAAGTAAAAGAAGAAAAAACTTTTAAGGGTTTTGCAGAAGGTAGAAGCAAATGAGTTATAAACAAACGTTATGGAAAGAAATAAAAGACGTTGTTAACTCTAAGATATTAGCTAAAAACAATAGATACAAAAAGTGGGAGTATGGATATAACAGCGAGTATGATTTTATTTGTATAAGCAAAACTGGTAAAATTGGACAGATCATTGAAATTCAAAACTTACGCATTGCTTTACCAGCAGAAGATGAACCTTTTAAACGAAGCGAAAATAAAAAGGAACAATACTGGGAAAGGAAAGAATATCCTAAAGAATTACAACGAATAAAAACAAGATTTGACTGGGAAGAATATCCGTTAGATTTTAAAGAAAAATGGTACGATTATATAGACAATGAATTCAGATATAGAGAACAAGGTTATTGGTTTTATAATAATGGGATTAGTACTTATATCACTGGTACTCATTACATGTACTTGCAATGGTCAAAGATTGACGTCGGGGCACCAGACTACAGAGAGGCCAATAGATTATTCTTTATATTCTGGGAAGCTTGTAAAGCAGACACTAGGTGCTATGGAATGTGTTACCTTAAAAACAGACGGAGTGGTTTCTCCTTTATGTCGTCAGCCGAACTGGTTAACCAAGCAACAATATCTTCTGACTCCAGATTCGGTATATTATCCAAAACTGGTGCAGATGCTAAAAAGATGTTCACAGATAAAGTTGTCCCGATATCCGTTAACTATCCGTTTTTCTTCAAACCGATCCAAGATGGTATGGATCGTCCTAAAACCGAACTCGCATATAGAGTACCGGCTTCAAAACTTACTAGACGAAAATTAGAAGAAAATATTAAAGTATCAGATTTACAAGGGTTAGATACAACTATTGATTGGAAAAACACAGGAGACAACTCTTATGATGGAGAAAAACTAAAGTTGTTAGCTCATGATGAAAGTGGTAAATGGGAACGTCCTGATAATATATTAAACAACTGGAGAGTTACAAAAACTACATTAAGACTAGGTCGCAAAATAGTAGGTAAATGTATGATGGGCTCAACTTCAAATGCATTAGACAAAGGTGGACAAAACTTTAAAAAATTATACTACAATTCAGACGTTACAAAAAGAAATAAAAACGGACAAACATCTTCTGGCCTCTATTCTCTTTTCATCCCTATGGAATGGAACTACGAAGGATTCATGGATACTTTTGGATCACCTGTATTCACTACGCCGCCAAATAGAGTCGAAGGAATTGATGGTTATCCAATTGACACAGGAGTCATTGAACACTGGGAGAATGAGGTAGAAGGATTAAAACACGATCAAGATAGTTTAAATGAATATTATCGACAGTTTCCAAGAACTGAAAAGCACGCTTTTAGAGATGAAACAAAACAAAGCTTGTTTAATCTTACGAAGATATATGAGCAAATAGATTTTAATGAAGAAATAAATAATAAAGCTAATGTAACAACTGGAAACTTTCAATGGATTAATGGTGTTAAAGATACAACAGTAACATTTGTTCCAAATTTAAATGGTAAATTTAATATATCTTGGATACCACCTAACAATTTACAAAATAATGTAATAGTAAAAAATGGAATAAAATATCCTGGAAATAAACATATAGGAGCTTTTGGTTGTGATAGTTACGATATATCAGGAACTGTAGATGGTAGAGGATCAAATGGATCGTTACATGGATTAACTAAGTTTTCTATGGAAGATGCTCCTCCTAATCATTTCTTTTTAGAATATATATGTAGACCACAAACCGCAGAAATATTTTTTGAAGATGTACTTATGGCATTAGTTTTTTATGGCATGCCGATACTTGCTGAAAATAATAAACCAAGA